CTGCAGCTAGAGCTGCTGATATTGTTTCTCTTAATAATATATCCATTTCGTTTGGATCTGTTATTTGAGAACAATAAATTATTTTTAATGCACTTTCATTGCATAAAACTTTTCTTCCCTCTACTTTGTGATCTGCATTGTAAGCATCTATTGATAATAATCTTAGGCAATCACTTGGTAGGGTAAATTGAAAACTAAATCCATAAGCTGGAGTTGCAGTATCTTGAGCCAATTGTTGTCTCTTGATTAATGAGTTCCAAGGATGGCATCGAAATACTGCATCTCTAACAGTAGCATATCGCTCATTGCAAAGTCTTGCGTTTTTAGAATTATCAGTAAGTGAAGTAATACTTGCAGCTCCTAACTGATTAAGCGCAGAATTACAGATTTGAACGACACTAGCCATTTGTTATGCTCTCCTTTTCTTTTTTGGAAATCCAGCTTTCATATTTTTATATGCTTTTTTTGTAATTGTACTTTTAGATTTTGGTCTTGAAGTACCAGCTCTTTTTCTAGCATTTATGTTTGCGTATAAGCCTCTTTTAGCCATTGTTATTTCCTCTTTTTACTTTTCATTATTTTTGCTTTTAAAGCTGCTGGTAATCTTTTTTGACCACCTTTTAGCTTGTTGCTTGGTCTGCCTCTTTTAGACCCGTATGTACCTTTTCCCATTGGCATAAGGTTTCTCCTATTGTTGTTGATTAAGATGGAGGCGGTTGCCCGCCTCCGATCATTAGTGATTATTACTCATCACAAGGTACTTGAAACACATGTGTTTCTTGCATTCTAGTAGCTCCAAGAGCCATAGAGTAGTACACTTGAGTTGCGTAAGATTTATCATCTCTCTCTGTGATTTTAGCTTTTACATCAGAACCGATCGCTAATTTGACCGCATCTTGAGTAAAACCAAAACATAATCTATCGTCTGCGTGAGTTCCGTCAAAAGCAAGTCTAGTTGACATGATGAATTCGAAACCTAAAAACGAGTTGATGTCTCCTTGAGCCAGAGCTTTTACAGTATTGAAATCAGATGACTTCACTTCTGTTGTAGCTAATAGATCTTGGATTTGTTTTGGTCCACACACAAAGTATCTTTTTAAAGATGGATCTACATCGCCATTGTCAAAGAAAAACTTAGTTTCTAATAACTTAGCAATTGTTAATCCGTCACTTTGTTGTGCAGTTGCGAATTTAGATGATGATGGTAATGCAACCGCAGTCCCACCAGCAACGCCAGTATCTGCAGAGCCACCAAGAGCAGCGATGATTTGATCATCGATTGTTCTATTCATGGCAGCAGCAGCTGCTTTAGCGTAATTACTAGTTGGATCTACAAGCATTCTTACCTTGTCAAGATCATCTATTAAATCAGCCCATTCAAAATCTGAAAGGCTAACTCGTCTTCTACTATGCGGAGTATTAACTTGAGGAGTTGCGCCATGTCGAGTTGTTCTCGCTACAGCTGCCGTTGCTCCGATTTGATCGAAGAACGCATTTTTTCCTCTTACAGTTTCAACATCCACAGCACCTCTTAGCTTACTTCCCATTTGTTGAGAAAGCATGCTTACATTCGATGAGTATTGTTCAACGAATGCTGTTGTTATTTGAGTTGACATATTTGTCTCCCTCTATTGTTAGTGTTGTTGTTTATGTTAAAACGGATGATTATCCTTGCGGGTCGCTCCTCGGTTTTAGATCTCATGGATCCCAGGCTATTCCTGGTGTCAATCGGGGTCTAAATGATTATCCCAATATTTCAGCTATACAGATGATTTTTGTTCCCGTAAAGCTAAAACTTCTGCAACAGCGTCTTTATGTGCTGGATGGTTTTTATCCCAATAAGCTGAACCTGGAGCTGTTAAACTATTTATTTCTTTGTCTAACGCTTTAGGTGTCATCATCATTGGTCCATCAGATGAAACAATTTTATCTTCTCCCATCTTTTCAGCCAACATTGCAAATGCTTTTATAACAACTGGATTATCTCCAAGTTTAGTTCCATCTTCCATGTTCATACTCATGAACCCATCTGGTAAAACAGATCTAACTACATTGTTTGCAGCTGCTATTTTTTGATCGTATGCTTGACCCCACTCTGTTTTTAATTCAGTAGTAGCCTTTTCTCTTGCTGCTGTTGCAATACTATTTGCATTAGACAGCTCAGCTCCGATCATATCATTATAAAATTTTACAACTCCGTCAGCTTGTCCAGGTAATAAACCTAACTTATGAGCTTGATCTGCAAAACCTTTTAATGCTGCCTCATCGACAGTTTTATCTTCTGGTAAATTAAATTTATATTCATCAGCAGACTTTGGTCTTCCAAGTTTTTCATAAACTTTATTCCAATCTTCATCTGTTGCAAATTTATTAGGTACTGGAATTTTATCTGCACCTACTAATTTTTGCGCATGAACAAAACTTTTAGCTAAACTTTCTATATCAGAAATGTTCTCTAAAGATTTTTCGTTTCTTATCTCATCAGAAAGACTAGCTTTCCAATCAGTATTTTGTGTTGGAGTATTCATATCTCCAGACAGCGTAGGAGCTTGCTCCGTTGCTGCTACCTCTTGATTTTCACTCGACATTGTTATTTCTCCTTTTTGTTGAGCATGTTATTTATAAATAAGACAACTGCTCTTTGTCCCTCTCTAAATGCAGTATCGTGACTATCTCCTTGTACAAAGGTTGTAGTTTCAAAACTGCATCTCTTTTTAAGATCTTTAAGCACTAACTCTCCGCTCTCTGATCCAAAAGTCGTTTTGTAGTTTATAGATAATTGTTTTATATCTTTCTCATTCACTTAATAACCCCGCTTTCAAAGCTGGAGCGATTTTACCAGCACTCTCAGCTACTTGTTGAGCTTGCTGTAATTCAGTTTGCTCGATTTGTTGTTGCTGTTTATCTTGCTGGATTTTTTGTACTTCTGCCTTAGATCTCATTACCTTAGCTGGTAAGCCTAATACATCTTTAATATGATCTACTAAACCATCAACATCTAAGTAATCAAAAACTGGAGCTACATTTTGTAAAGATCCAAATATTTCTATACCTCTCATAACAGATGATAGCTCTTGTGTCTTTTGAGCTTTAGCTAAAGGAGATACATATTCAATTTCTATATCTTGATCTGCAACTATTTCTGGTGGTTTAGCAAATTTATTATTTTTAAATAACAAATTAAAAGCTCTAGTAATTAATGGCTGTAATAATTCAGATTGTAATCTGCCTAATACTGGACCAAGCAATCTCATCTTTTCCTCAGTACGCTGCATAACTTCTGTAGCTGTCATATTAACACCCTGGATCATCATCAGTTGATCTACAAAAAAGTTTTCTCTAATTGCTTTTCTTCTTTGCTCTTCCATTTGTAATCCTATTGGATTGTTAGCTCCAATGTTTAATGGCTCTATTCTTTCTCTAGTACCAGATCTATAGAAGTTTAACCCTCCAGGTACAGTTCTTACTGGTAAAACAAAACCATCATCTGGGACCATTAAAGGTGGATCGATTTGTTTTTGTGCAGCTTTGATTGTAGTCTTACACATTGTATTTAACATCTTAACATCTGGCAGCGCATTCATTGCTGGAGATCTTCCATAAATTTCATTGCTGCTAGATTTTAAATATCTAGGTACAACATAAGGAAACTCTCTAAATCCACTTTCTCTTAAAATAATTCCAGTATCTTCGTGAACATGACAAGATACAAAATCCATATTAGAATTATTCTCATAACCCATAGGCATATCTGATGCGTGTACTGAATGAATTATATTTGTTTCTTCATGTGGAGCGTCTTGAATTTTTCTAATTAAATTTTGTGGTAGCTGTGCATCTGGATACATAGCTGGTATATTTTTATTTTTAATTTGAAATCTTCTAACCAGGCAATCGACCATGCCTTTTTCGTTTTCTGTTATATATATTTCTGAAATGTGAATTGTTTTAAATCTTAAATCATCTTTAACATCATCAGTTATAAACATTGCAGATGTACCAAATGCTAGCAGCTCATGGTATAATTCAAAAATTTCTTGTTGAAAATTAGATCTTTGAAACACTTGCTGCATAACTCTTGCGCAGCTCTCTAACCATTCTTGTGCCTCATCATCCTGGTTCATGTCAGCTGATCTATATTTTAAAACAAACCATGGAGATATTGTATTAGTCAACATACCATTAAGAGATGCTGATAATAATTCTAAAGAATGCGTAGCAGTACCATCATAGATCTGGTCATGCCTTTTATCTCCCCTGGTTCTTTTTAATGTAATGTTAGATTTTCTAGGTAAGAAAAAATTTGCAATATCTTGCCAATGACTTTCCCATGTTGATCTTTGCGCTTTGAGCGTCTGATACTTATCTATAATATCCTTGGCTTTTTTATCTATTGCCATTTATCCTCCTAATAAAGTTCTTTTGGATGTTGTTAATTTGTTATCTCCTAAACCTTTAGCTCCAGTTAATATTGTACTAGATCTACCTTTACCTCTACCCATATCAGTTTTAGTTGTAGCGTATGCTTGTGAAACTTCTGGTTTCGTTGGCGCAGTCACAACGGGAGCTGCTGGTGGTGGTGCTGGCGGTTTTGGTCTTGATATTACTCCTCCCATACTATCCTCCTAATAAAGTTTTCTTTGTTATCTTACTTGCATCATCTTCTAAACCATCAGCTCCAGTAAGTATTGTTGATGATCTCCCAGTTCTTCCAGCTCTAATCTTTGCTCTTTTTTTTGCAGCCTCTGCAGCTCTGTCAGCGTCATCATACTTAGGTGGTTCTGGCAAAGGTTTCACTTCTGGAATAGGTGGCATTGCTGGTATCTTTGGTTTCATAAATCCCATATTAGTCTCCGTGTATTGAATATTCGTTTAGTGTTATAGTTTGGTTCGGTTTAGATTTTTCTGCTAAATCATTTATGGATATTGCCATATACCTAACCGCATCGCATGCGTGGCTGGACCAATCCTTTACTGGTTTATTAGAAAACATTTTGATTTTTTCATTATACTTTCGATGGTATTGTCTCAGCGCATCTATCAATGGTTTCGTATTCTCGATGTCAAACCAACATCTAGGTAAAACCATCTTGGTACTATGGATACCATCCTCTAAAGGTAATTTAGGTAAAATTCTAAACCTAACTCCCAATTGATAAGCTACATCTAATCTAGTCTTACCCGTTGAAAATTCTGTGACTTCTATATCATGTGGAGCATAATGCTCTCCATAAACATAATCTTTATCTTTTATAACCTGGACATAGTGAGGTAATCCCTCTCTTCTATTCTCATAATAATCAATTATTAAAATAGAGTTTCCAAGTTTTTGAAAAAAAACAATTGCTGTACTATCATCAACTCCTAGATCCCATGCTGTATGTACTTCCATACTTGGATCATAAGCTATTCTAGTTAATTGTTTTCTCTCTTCTAAATTTTTAATTATATCTCCGAATATAGATCCCTCGATATTTGCAATCCAATCGCATTCAAATTCTTGTCTATACTTTGTATCTCCCATTTGAGCTTTGGCTGCATCTAACTCTTCCTGGTCAATAATATTGGTTTCACTTGCCTTAGCTGTATAAGTCATCCACTTTGGATCACTTAAAGCGTATTGGTATAATTCATAAAATAAATTACCCATACCCGCTGGAGTACCAATAAAATAACAAAAGCCTTTTCTGTCAGAAAGAGCGGGTCTTATTATTTCATTCCAAAGTTTCGGTTCTATTTGTGCCGTCTCATCTATGCAAACTCCGTCAAGGAATAATCCTCTTAGACTATCCCCCGCCTCACTAGATAATAAAGTTATCCTAGATCCATTTGGTAAATCACATCTAAGCTCTGTCTCATTAA